AGCTTGGGGACGGTTTGACGGATGGTGCCGTCAGGGTTGAGGAAGGCGTAGGGCATTAGCGCAGTTCCATCCACCGGCTAATGGCACCAGCGCCCACCACGACCTTGTACGTAGCCCCGACGGGCACAACGGCAGAGACGGTTCCAACCGCAGACGTGTTCGCGTTGTTGAAGGTGGACACGATGAGTCCGCTTATATACAGGTCTAAAGACCCGGCAGTGCCAGAAGCGGGGCAAGTCACAGCAACTTGAATGGGCCGAGACGTGCTGTTTGTGTAGTCTGTCGATGCCGCTCTTGCAGATGTCATGTTCTGCCATGTCTGGCCAAACCCGAAAGTGGCTGCTGCCGCCGAGCTATCGAAGTTGTCATTGCCGCGAACATACGAAGTCATGATGAGCTCCTTACACAGTCAGCGCACGCAACTCGGCGGTGGAGGTGCAGGCGTCAGCCAACTGCGTGATGTCACGCAGCCGGGTCTTCTCGGAGACGATTGCAGACACATCTTGGCCAGCCTCGAGGGCACGCATGTACAGCACGTCCTGTGCAGCCAGCAACGGCTCACGTTCTTTGCGAAGGCGACGCTTGGTGATTTCCTTGGCCTTGGTGATGTTCACCGTCACAACACCGTTGGACTGTTCCCAAGCGTCAAAGAAGTCGTTGTCATCTCCGGGCAGGGACAATGCGCTGACAATGAAGCTGGTGGTGTTGCCCGGAACGGCCATGTTGCGCACGTCTTCGATCGGCAGCTCCCCCGTGGGGACGCACACAGAAACTCCGCCGAGTTCGTTGGTGTAGATGATTACGTCTTTTGGCATGGTCAATTCCTCAAGTGATTAGCGGAAAAATACCGCATAGTTGTATGCCGTGTTCAAGAAGCCGGACACGCTGTTGTACAAGACCATTTTACATGCGTCCTTTGTAGGAGCTGTTGTGGGGTCGATAGTCATCATGCTGCCACCAGAGCCTACATGCCGCGCACTTGCAGCGACTGCGTATTTGCTGTCGCTAAACGTGTTGGTCACAAAGGTAATCGTAGAAACTCCCGCAGCGTTGTAGGTCACAGAAGCTACGTTGTACGACGCATAGATCACAGCCGACGCGGCGTTGGAGTTATCCCAGCTGACCCAAGCCCGCGCGGAGCCCTTGATCATGTCCGTGGTGCTGCCGACGTTCGTGCCGTCGTTGATGCTGCTGGCGGTTAGGGTACCGGGCATCTCTGTTCCCCTTAGTGAATTACCTGAATGTACACGCGCTGTAGATCAACAATATCTCCAGCTGTGAACGTATTGATCCCTACGTTGGCGGAATTGGCCACATAGCCGGGCCTCACCATTACGCTGTTGGAACTTGACGAAACTGCGATCTGCGCTGTGCCCGAAACAGAAAAGTTTTCACTTGGCATCGAGTTGCTGAAGTAGATGGTGTAATTTCCAGTGCTGACTCTGGTAACGCCAGCGACGTTAAAGTGCGCAAGAATTGCACCGGAGCTGCCCACAAACGAAACCCAAGCACGGCACAACCTGCCAAACTCTGAACCGTTTGCGTTCTGAAAAGCTGGGGGTTCTGACGTGCTATCAGACTTTACCGCGCTGGCTATGAGTGTCCCTGCCATGTCAACTCCTTATGTGATGACCCAGTTACTGCCGTTGGGGATGGTAACCGTGACACCGTTGTCAATCGCGACTGGGCCAGCAGTCATGGCGTTCTTCCCTGTCGTGATGGTGTAGTCTGCGGAAATTGTAGTGCTGTTCTCGTAGAAGTTACCAGACCCACCCGCGCCGCCGCCAATGCTGCCCCACGCCGTACCGGCGTAACCTTCAAACTGGCTCGTGGTCGTGTTGTAGCGGAGCATCCCTACAGACGGAGCTGCGTCTCGCTGGGCAGTGGTTCCAACGGGCACAAACAAAGAGCCAGTAGCACTGGAACGAACGCCAAGGTTTACCAGAGCAGCGGCTGCTGTCGTCGCCCCAGTACCGCCGCCACCCAGTCCAAGTGTGGAACCCAGAGCGGTAGCGGTAGCGGCGTTGCCGCTGATACTGATCGCCCATGTCCCAGATGCACCCGTGCCATCCGCCTTCGGTGCCCCGACGGAGTTGTAAGACAAGGTTCGCGCTGTTCCGCCGTTGAAGGTGAATGAAGTATCGCCAGACCCAAGGCCATTGATGGTCAAGGCTTGGACTGTGTTGACGCTGATTGCCGCTGTCCCGTCAAATGACACGCCGTTGATGTTGCGGGCGGTTGCCAGCTTCGTCGCCGTGGCGGCGTTACCGCCAACATCCCCTGTAATCTTGGAGCCAGCAAGTGAGGAAATCCATGCGGGGTCGGCATAAGTGCCTGTCGTAACAACGCCGTTCGTCACAGTTCCAGCGTTGCCAGAAATGCTGATGGCGTACGTGGCGGCCAGATCAGCCCATGCAGACCCAGACCACTTCTGCCATTTCCCCGCGCTGCCGTTGAACCGGATTGCATTGGTGGGGACGTTCGTTGGAGTTGTGGTGTCGGAGTTCAGCCCAAGCGTGATGTCGTTCAGACGAGCATTCAACTCCGACACGAAGTTGGCATAGGTGCTTGTGGCTAAAGGTTTGCTGTGATCAGCCATTTCAATACCCTCTGACAGAGTAACTTACGGTTCCAGACACCCGAGTTCCGCTGGAGTTGAAAAGCAACACTTTGAAACTCAAAGGGCTTGGAGCGTCTACAAAGTCATAAACCGCGTACAGCGGGGTTGTGCTGTTCGCAGCCAACGTGATGGATTGTACGTCAACAAAGGTTTTTGGCCCAGTGGACAGCCGGTCTTCAGTGAGGTAGACGATGGTTCCACCAGAGTCCGTTGAGAGCGCATTGATGCTGCCAGTCTGGTTTTTCAGCTTCGTGTCCAACTTCACTGTCAGATTTGACAGCTCGCCGATGCCTTTGTCGTCTGTGGCAGTGACGGCAATACGCACTTTTACGTACCGGAAGTTGACGGCGTAGCACTGTGCGGAATTGAACGTCTGCACGTTGGACGTAAACCCAGCGTCAAGCGCCGCCGTGATCGTCACATCCGTAGACAAGCTGCCAGCAATCGTGGTCAGCAGATACGACGCCGTGATCTTGATTGCGGTCAGTGTTGCGCCGTAGTCAAAAACCTCTTCGTAGTACCCGGTGATTACACCCGGCTGCGCGTAGATTGGGTACCCGGCGTTAACCTGATCCTGTGGTGTGCTCCACCCTCTTGTTGAAAAGTGCGCGTTCCAAGTCTCGGACGTGTTGACTGGAAGAGCAACTACACCGTTTGTCGTCGCTGCGTTAAACAGCGTCCCAGAGAAGGTGGAGATGAAGTTCGTCGCCAGCACGTAGTCCGGCGGCTGGTCTACCGTAGCGGTCACACTCTTGGGAGTGCCGTAGTTTCCCGCAGTATCGATCGCTGCCAGCCAGTAGGTGTAGGTCGTCTGAAACTGCGGAGCCTCAAACACTGTCGTGAAGCCGCCGGTCTTTGTGCCGATGGAAGTGGCTGACGCCCACGTCGGGCCACGGCGCAGGTCGAACGTCAGGATGGGCAAAGACCCAGCCGTGCTTGACCAGCGAAACAGCACGTTGTTGTCAATGACTTCGGTCGTGAACGTGTTGACCACGCCAGTCGAGACGCTGATCGGCACAGACCGTGAGGTTCCGATGTTTCCTGCGCTGTCGATGGCGCGGATGATAAGCGTCTTGTTAAGCCACAGAACCTTGGTGCGGAACACCGTGGAGTACTGTGTAGCCAGCAAGTTGGGGGTGGATACTGAAGTGTCGTAAATCTCATACCGATCCACCGGCAGCATACTCAGCGGAGCCGTCCAAGCAACGACTGCCTGCTCACCGTTGAACGACACAGATGCCTCTGGAGCAGGCGGTGCCGTGATTGTGATCGTGAATGTGGTGTACGGCCCTTGGTTGCCGTTGATGTCAACGCCTGCGATGCGGAACTGACGAGCACCGCCCCACGTCACGCGGAAGCGATGTGCGTTACCAGACACCGTGCTGAGCGGCTGCCACGATCCGCTGAAATACTCAATGCGGTAAAGCGACACAGCCAGATTGCTGACGGGGGTAGTCCATGACAAAGTCGCATCGGCATCGATGATCCCAGTTGTCACGGTCATCGTGCTGGGGCCAAGCGTCGTAGAGATGCCGTTCACATCGTTGAACGGGCCAGTCAAGAAGTTGTAGGCGACGTCTCGAATCCAGTAGTAATACACCACACCGGGATCAGGCAAAGAGTCTACGTACGTGTTGCCAGATGTCGAGCCGATCTGCTGTGCCAGCGACAGGTTGTTCTCTGTAGCCCGCCACACCTCAGTCTCAGCGTAGCTGTCGAAAGCGGACAAGTCCCAAGACAGCACCGTGCTCGTCTTGTCAGATGTGACAGCCAGCCCGGTGGGAGCAGGCGGTGCCGTGTCCGAGGTAACCCAAGACGGCAGAGAGAACTCGACGATGCCGAGGAGTTGCTCAGCTGTGTACTGCCTGCCGCCGATCGTAGTAATGCTGTCCTTGATCTTCAGCAGTCCAGTGTCCAGCAAATCCTTGAACGTCGGTGACGCATCCAGTGCACTTCCGCGCTGGCGCAGGCGAACCTCAAGGCTCTCCTTGATAGACGTGAGAAACTGCCGCATCTGCGGATCGACACCCGCAGGCAACGCTGGAATGGAGACTGGCTTGTAGGTCATACCCCTGCAAGTTCCTCAATGCTGTTTGCGATGTGGGCGGACAGCACTTCGTTCGTGCCGGACAACTGAATTTCAAAAAACTTGGCCCGGTACCCCGAGGGCATGCGGAATGGGCTTGAGTTTGCCACTGTCTGGGTATGGCGGGTAACACCATCTGCGACCAGAGTGAAAGTCACAGGGTACGACTTGGCCACCACTTTGGCGCAGCCGATATTGACCGGAGAAGGCGCTTCAAAAATTGCCGATCTCCACACAAACGTCGTCGGTGTCGAGCTGCTGTTCCACTTGACGATGTTGGTGCCAACCTTGAGGAACAAGGCGTCTTGCACCAAGTCAGAGTAGCCAGCTGTGGCGTACGTGTCGGTGAACGTGAATGCGCCAGTGCCCTGCGAAGGATCGAAGATGAAGCCACGCGCCACAGTGCCGTTGTTGTAGAAGCCGTGGTAGCGCCCGTCGTGGTAATAGCCGTGGATGCTGGACGGCACCAGTGCCTGCCACTCCTTGCGGGAGAACAGCCCGGCGGTCATGTTGTTGACTTGACCCGTGACGGACACGAAGATCAAGCCATCGGGGGAGGCGTACATCACACCACCACTGACCGACGCAATCGACCGCTTGGAAACACACGCCTGCGGGTCTTCGAGCTTCACCAGTGACAAAGCCGACGGGTCAGAGCCAGTCAGCAAATACGGATGTCCGGTAGTCGCGATGACGGCCGTGGTGCCCGCTGCGGCTGCGCCGACGATGGGGAAATCGACCGACAGAGAGTACCCCGGAGGGTATGCCGAAGGGATGTACGCCTCGGACGGGTAAATGTCGTAGCCCTTGAAGACCAGCATGATGCCGTTGGCCATCTGCGTGAGGCCAAATGCGCCGGAGACGGGCGGATACCAGTTGACGCTGGGGATAACCTCGCCCAAAGAAGAGCCTGCAACGGAATCTGCGTAGGTGGCTTGTGAGATGGGAATCTCGTCCACGAACTGAAACTCAGTGGACAGGCTGCCGGGCAGTGTGCGGTAGATGCGCTTGCCCGTGATGTAGCCGCTGTAGCCGGTCGGGGGCGTCGTCTGCAGGCCGGAAAGCGTTGTGACGCCACCCTCTGCATGGATTGTCACGATGTTGGACACATCGCTGGGCGGGCCTTCCTCGCCAAGTTCCGAGATGAACGTGTAGACGTAGACCCGAGACTCGGCCGTGACGCTGGTGTCACCTTCCGTGGTAACTGCGCCAGAGGGAGTTGATGTGGGGGCGGGGATGCCCAACGGACGCGACGCCCAAGGATAATCCCCCGAGCCACCCACCAAGCCGACGGCCAGTGAGTTGTATGTCATCCGGGCACCCAGCGTGGGGTGCGTGAAGTAGGTTCGCTCGGTCTGGTCGCCGGATAACGCGCCCTTGACGACGTCCACGTCGGCCGTCCAGTGAAACCAGTACTGCGTGTCAGAGGTCAGGTCGATGCCGTAGCGATAGATGGTGGAGGTTGCCCCGGCGGCGAAGCCAGAAGCGACCGTGTTGGACGTGTTCCACGAAGACAGGGTTCCGGCAAGCAAGCGGACGTTGTCAGCCGTCTGGGCCATTTCCGGGCCCAGTTTGTTCGGAGTAATGCGCGGTGCAACCCCCGAGAAATTCTTCAGTGAAATCACAGCCATCGTCTGTTCCTCGCTTGGCTTATTGTAGCCATTTACGCCATGGTTGACGAGCTTGACATCTCGGCCAAGGCCAGCTGGGTGTGGTGTACACGATCATTCAGGCCGATTGTCCCACCGTTGATCTTCTTGGTCAGGCCAGTCCAGTTCCCAGCGTTGGCCAGCTCATTGCACCCATGGGTTGACCAGAACCAACCTGCCGTCAGGGCGGCGTAGCGCGGCGTGGCCACCAGATCGGGCTCAAGCACGAAGTCCACTCCGAGGGCTTTGCCAGCATGGTAATAATTTGAATGCCCGGTCAACTGGATGCAGCCGCGCCCACGGAACCGGTAGCCGTCCCCAGACGCCTCGTTGCGGTTTCCCATACGGTCTGCGTAGACCTTGTTGGCGATCTTCTTGGGGTTGCCCGCATATTGGTTGGCGATCTCCAGCGTGGGGAAACGCTTGGGCCACAGCTTCATCAGCGTGGCGGCGCGGTAGTTGAGGTTCTCCTCGAGCACCTTGAAGTTGCCACACTCGTGCCCGCATTGGCCGATGAAGGCTGCCTGCGCCTGCGGAGAGGCGATGTTCCAGACGGCAAAGGTCTCATTCAGGGCGGGAGCCCATTCGGCTCCAATGTGCAACCGGTGGAGTTGTTCAGCGTTTACCATTGAGTGTCTCCATCACTTGGTTGTAGGCGTCGATGCAGGCGTTGAGCTGGTTGATGGCGCGGTCGCCGTCGGCGACGATTTGGGCGATGAGTCGGAGGGTTTCTCGCTCGGCATCAGAAGGCGCGTCAGCCTGTCGGTCAGGTTGGCTTCGCGTTTCAGGCCGATCTCCGCCGGGAGCGGGGGGATTTTGGGGGGCTGATACACAACTGGTGGGGGCCGTGATGCGCACCCGACCAGCGCGGATAGCACGATCAAGAGCAGACTGTTTTTGGTCGAGAACATTGTTGACCTCCTTCAATTTCACGTTTTGGGTGCTGAGCTGTTCACTGAGCTGGCGCTCTTTCTCGCGGGATTCTTCATTCTTGCGGGCGATCTCAAGCTGCATCTCTTGGTCGCGCTCCGCCCATCCAGCGTGGTGTCCGTAGAAATACGTACCTACGCAGACGCTGATGGCCCCAAGGATGAGCCATGGATTGGGCATCATGCCTCGCTCCTAGCCGCTTGGCGCTCCAAGGCGATGTCTTCCCGCGATGGGTCGAGGTGGTCAGCAGGTGTGGTTGGGGGAGGCGGCGGCACCCATTTCTCATCCAGCTCCGGGTTTTGGTAGCCCATCCAGTTCCAGTTTGTCCCAGCCACGGTGGGGGCGGGTGCAGGAGTAACCGGCTGGGGTGCGGGCGTCGGAGACGGAGCCGTAGCCGGTGTTGTGGGTGGAGGGCCAGCCAGCTTCTCAGACAGGTTGTTGACGCCCTTCTTGGCCATGATGCCGCCAATGCCGCCCACAATCAGCAGAACGATGTCGTTGAGCATCTTGGTGAAGGCTTGGTCGATGGGGGCCATCGACTTGATCGGTTGGGTGACGAAGATCACCGAGTAAAGCATCGACGCCGTGATGCCAGCAAAGACCAGCATCACCACGACGACCACGAAACCCCAGATGCGGAGCTCGTACTCTTCAGCGGTTAGACGCGGGCTCGGCGGCTGGTTGTTGCGGTTGAGTAGGCTGAACATTCGTTTGCTTCTCCAAGATCGGGGCTACAAGATATTCCGGGCATGTCTGCGTGAACTGGCACTTTGGCTTTTGGCAGCTCTCGTGTACAAAGTTTTCTGGGTTCTGGCAGAAATACCGGTAGCGGTCTTGGCACCCAAAGAGCAGCAAAATCATCAGACACAAAAACAACACTCGCATCTTATTCCTTTCTGCAGCCTTCTTCAAACTGCCTGCGTAACTCGATGATACGCTTATCCATCTTTTTTGCCCTAGCTTCTTCGGTCTTGTAGTCCATGAACAAGAACCCGCCGAACGTCAAGCAGAAGAGCAAAACGAGCATCATGATGACGTTACCCACCAAAGAGAGAGTAAGCCGTCTCTGTGCCGAGCGATTGCCCACAGGAGGAGCATCACGTACACCCATACTATTGCCACTCCGGTTAGCCATGCGCCAAGATTCCAATAAAACTCAAGCTGTTTCTTTTTCTCCGCCGCCTCTTGTTGGCGTTCAACCCTCAACTTCTCCCATGCCTTTTTCTGCTCTTGCCCGATCTGCTCACGCATCACCTCGAAACGTGACCACAGGTCTTTCAATTCCGGCGGCGACTGGTAGATCATGATCTCCCGCATCTCCGTCTGCATCAGCTGAAGCCGAGAGCGGATCAACACCCGCTGCAACGCTCGCTTGCTGACAGAGTCTGTGCCTTCGTACACCTCCAGCGCATGCCGCTCCTCTTCGTAGAAAAGCTGCTCAATCTTGTCGAAGGCGTCGAAGAAGTCCCCAAGCTGGTTGCCGATCCGCGAGATGACGTCGTTGGGATCAGTTGTTGCCGCTTCCTTGAACTCGGCCTTCTTCTCTGCGATCTTTACAGCTTGCTCTTTGCTTACCTTCTTGCCAGCAAACTGTTTGTCAATATCCTTCAGTACGGCAGAAACATCACCTGCTGCGCTCTTTATGTCCTTGTAAAGCTGACACCCTTTCTTGACGGCTGCAACTGCGCCGTTGGCCATGGCCAGAAGGGTGAGCGGGTCAAGCACATCAGAAGTGGAACAGCTTCTTGAAGAACTCTGCGCCTGCGCCGGGGCCCAACAACACGATCACCACTACGACGTACAGCAGGTACTCGATCTTGGTCATTCGCCTGTCACCTTTGTCGAGTGACACATCAATGCGGGCATATCGTTCTGCGCATACGGCCTCGTGGGACATCAGTCGCGCTTCGGTCTTGGAAATCATGTCGTCTGCCATTTACAACCTCAAGGAGCTGGGGCCTCGGGAGCCGGGGCCCAAGGCAACGCGGAACTTGTCAAAGCAGCTTCGGCAGCCATGCGAGTCGCAACCATTTCGGTATGCGCTTTCATGCTGGGAAACTGACCTGTAGGAGTGTCCTCGATAGCGGTCACCCAGTCAATGACTTGCTGCTGTGTAAGCTGCGAGTAAGGAGTGAAGTTTGCCGGGTCGGGAGCAGTCATGGTGGTTTTGCCGGGTAGCTCGAACACGCTGCCATCGACGTCAGCGGATAGAACCCACTCGACTTTGGTGAGGATGTCGGTGAGGTTGCCCTCGTTGCGCGTGCGTGCGGCGGTGATACGGACGTTGAAAGTTGTCATGGTGTTTCCTTGTTAGCGAAGTTCTACCCAGCGGTTCATGGTGGTGCCCGCGCCGAATGTGATGGAGTATGTTGCACCGACGGAAACCATAAAAGTGACCGGCTGCCCGGTGCCGTACGGGAAGCTCCAGTTGATGATGGTCACGCCATTGACGACAACGGTAATGTTAGGTGAACCAGACACGGCTTGGCCGCTGGCAATAACCATAATTGGCTTGCCTGAGCTATTAGTGTACGTTGTGCCGGAAACGCGGGAGTTTGTTCCTGTCGGCCCGACGTCAGTCCACACCTGCCCAGAGCCAAAAGTCGCCGAGTCAAAATTATCTGTACCTCGGATGGTTGATGCCATGGCAGCTCCTTACACAGTCAGCGCACGCAACTCAGCAGTTGTCGTACAGGTGTTGACTTGATTGGTGATGTCGCGCAGGCGGTTCTTCTCGGCCACGATAGCGGAAGTATCCGCACCGGTTTCCTGTGCGCGTTGAAACGCTACGTCTTGTGCGGCCAACAATGGTTCGCGCTCCTGACGAAGACGGCGCTTAGTGAGTTCCTTGGCCTTCTCGATGTTCACGGCCACGACGCCGTTGGTTTGCTCCCACGCATCGAAGAAGTCGTTGTCGGCTTGCGGCAGGGTAGATGAGTCAACCACGTAGCTCGCTTTGCCAAGGGGAATGTCCTTGCGCTGGACTTCCTCGATGGGCAATTCTCCGGTCGGAATGCAAACGGCCACGCCGCCGGTGTCGTTGGTGAAGATGATGACGTTACTCATAGGTTCTCCTTGTTATCGAAAAAATGCGGCGCTGCAATAAAGCGGGTCGGTTGTGGAGAAAAGGTTGGTCAAAGCAGTAAATCGTCCGCTCGAAGTCGTCGTCGGCGTTGAGGTGTTCAACAACCCAAACATCCCCTGCGGCTGACCGCTTCCTGCGCCGACAGATTGCATGCCAATCGACACGTAGTTTGCATCTGCGAAAGCATTTGTGAAGTTGATGGTGTAATCGCCGACGGCGTTTCGAGTAATGCTGCTGACGTTGTAGCTTGCGCGGATCGTCACAGGTGACGCGCCGTTCCAGTTCACCCATGCCTTCGCGCTTCCGCGAATTGCGTTGGTAGCCGTAGTGCTGTTGCCGGAGCCGTCTGTCAGGGTGTCAATTACAAGTGTTCCTGCCATGATGTTCTTTCAGCGGAAAAAGGCTGCGGTGGTGATGACGGCCTGAGTAACAGCCGCCCCGGAGGACGCCGTTCCGATAACGCAGCTTCCAGTGAGCACCGTGGATGTCTGCTCCATCTGGAGGATGCGAACAACGCCTGCCGTTCCGAAGTTGCCGTCTACACTGGCCTGCCCCGCAGCCACATAGCTGGTATCCGGCATTGCGGTCGTGAAACTAATCTGAAAGCGGCCAGTTGCCAACCGAGTAACACTGCTCACATTGAACTGCGTACGAACCGTGGGTGGTGTGGTGCTGGCATCAAAATTAACCCAAGCACGACAGAGCTGACCGATCTCAACGCCACCAGAGTTCTTAAAAACTGTCGGCGTGGTCATGCTCGATTGCAGTGTGTCGATAACAAGTGTTCCGGCCATTTCTTCTCCTTAGACGACAGACCAGCTTGCGCCAGTGGCAACGGTAACCGTAAAGCCGGTGCTGACTGTGACTGGCCCTGCTGACAAGCCGTTGTTGCCAGCAGTGATCGTGATGTTTTCGCTGATCGTGTTGGAATTGTAGGCGATTGCTTTGGTGGCCGCAGTACCAAAATACTGAGCGCCAGAGACGTAACTGGTGTAGTTGCCTGCGTGGAGGACTGTGTTGCCGTTGACAAACAAGATACCGGCATTACTCAACTGCATGCGGATCGAGCCGTTGGCGTACCAGTTCAGCGTGCTGGTAGACCCAGTAGGTGTGTAGTTCCACCAGTACGTCGTGCCCGCTGTCTGGAAGTTGATACCAGCTTCGTAGCTCGTGCTGGTGCGGTCAATCTGGATGTACGAAGAATTGTTAGGTACGGAGAACCGAGCTGTGCCGGTGACTGTGCCTCCGCTCAACGGCAGGGCGTAGCTCGAGTAGTTGCCAGAATCCAATAACCTGTCCCAGCTGCTCCACGTTGTGAGCCCGCCACTGCTACCGCGATGCCAGATATTGTTGTTGTCGGTGAATGCAAGCTGATGTGCCCCACCACCAGACGAGTCCGACCACTGCTGGAATTGGACGACGCCATGATACGTACCGCCGTCACTCAAGCTATCGGTACTGTTCGCCATGAAGACGGTGTTAAGACCCTGCCCAAAATAGCCGGGGGTCAGTGCAGTAGAGCGCAGATCGGAAGTGCTAACCTTCGGCGTGCTGCTGGCAGTTGTGGCGCTGGTAGCGGTCGCAGCGTTACCAGTGATGCTGATGCCCCATGTGCCAGAAGCGCTACCGCCAGTGAGGGTCGGCGCGTAGTTGTTGAAGTTGTTGTTGTTGAGCACGCGATACCAAGTGCCCCAAGCGGTGTTTCCTTTGCGGAAATACAACTCGGCGTCAGAATAGCCGCCAGCGATCTGAATGCCGCGACTCGAGTTGCCGCCAGTCCAGACGCCCACCCAATAATCGGTGCCGCCATAGTTCGGAACAGCAGTGCCGTAGCCGTCAAGAGCTGACCAGCCATTGGTAGCACCGTTCACGCCGCCGCTGGGGGTGACATAGCTTCCGGGAGTGTTTGCCTGCGGGTACGCGTAGCTGGTGTAGTTACCAGCGTGCAAAACTTGGCTGCCGTTCTGGGTGATTGATCCAGTGACGTTCAACACACCCGCTTGGGTCAACGTCATGACTTGCGAGTTGCTATTGGTCTGATACCAAGCAAGCGTGTTTACGCTGTTGTCTAGGTAGTTGTACCAGTTGGTGATACCAGCAGTACGGAACTGAATACCAGCTTGGTTGGCGATTGCCGAGCGGTTGGCGTAAAAGTACCCGTTTGTACCGTCAGAGGCATAGAACGCCGTGCCGGTGTAACTGTTGCTCGTATTCAGGGCGTTGGCCGTTGTGGCTGTGGTAGCCGTCGTGGCCGAAGTAGCCGTTGACGCGGCAGTAGCCGTCGCAGCATTGCCGGTAATCGAGATGCCCCACGTGCCTGATGCGCCGGAACCAGTAAGCGAAGGGGCGTAACTGGTGTAGTTGGCGCTGTTCAAGTTTGTGCGCCACGCACTCCACGAACCTCCGCCGCCCACGTCGCTTGGGTTACCTGCGCGAGAATAAATCGCGCCGTTGGTGTAGTCGAAGTAGAGCTGGCCAATCGTGTCCGAACCGCCATAGACAACCAACAACTGCCCCCAATCGCCGGGCCGGTTGGCCTCGGAGCCGTTGATGCGGTAGAAACCACTGGTCGTGATCGTGTTCAGGCTGACGTTTGGGTTGCCGCGAGAAATGTTGCTTACTGTGGCAGCGCTACCAGTGATGCTGATGCCCCATGTGCCAGAAGCACCCGTGCCAGTCAACGATGGGGAGTAGCTGGTGTAGTTGCCAGCGTGCAGGATGTTGTTGAAGTTCCATGTGGGCGCGGAATCGCCCACGTTTGCTCGCAAGTTCGTTGCGCGGAACTGACCCATGATGGGGTCGTAAGTGAAGTTGGCGTCAGACCAAGCGGGGTTGCCGCTCATGTTGACCATCACGCGGCCGCCGCTACCAACAGACGGGCCGTAGGCGGGCATGCGCTCGCCCTTCAGGTCATCCAGCATGGACTTGGTGATACGCAAGTCAACCTTGTCACCTGCTGCCCACGCAAGCCCTGTGGTTCCGTCTTGGCCACGAGTAATTGTGAATGTGTCTGTCGTTCGGGCGGTGACCTTGGCGATCTCCATCGCCCCAGCGGTGTTGGTCAGGGTAATGTAAAAGTAGTCCGACCCAGTGATGGCAGGGAACAACGCGCCCTTACCAGAAGCCACGGACAAACTTGTGGCGGAATTGGTAATCGAGGCGGAGAGCGTCGTTGTCGCGTTATTTGCGTATAGGACTGCCATTTACGCTACCCTTTGCATTGAGATGTAGGCGGGGGAAATGCCCAATTCTACGCCGCCTACGATGCTAACGCTATTCTCAGCGCCACCGAGCAACTCTGCTGCCACGATAGCGGCCCGGTTGACCGGAACCGCAGTGAATCCAGCGCCGCCGCTGGCCGCTGCAACGACTCCCGCACGTGCGCCGCCGACATAAGAGCTGGCGATAACCGGCACGGTCGTTGTGGACTTGATGCCAGAATACCGGAACATCTTGCGCAGACGCGCGGTCGTCACGACTCCGACGGCCTCGTACCCGCTCATGGCTTTGGTCAGGTAGATCGTGGTGTCGGAGAGCGCGTAGGACTCCAGCATCCCCTCAAAGTTGACGGTGATCGACAGGTTAGCAACCACTGTCGAGACCTCATCCCCAGCGCCGGAGATGGGCTTGGACAGAATCACGTTACCCGAGCCAGAGGCAACGCACATGGCATTTGTTGCCAACACCTTGCGCAGCTCAAGCAATGAGATCGTTTGGACGGCTGCATTGCCTTGGGCGGCCACGTTCTTGCTGATGGCGGCTTCACCAACAGTCTCGGCCAGCGCATTGGCAGCGCAGGTCAGTTCCTTGGTGATGATGGCGCTTGAAGTCGTCGTCGCCACCGCTTGCGCGTCGATCGCCAAATTCTTGTCGATGGAGGCCGTGCCCGTGGTGGTCGCGCTCGTAGACCCCGAGAAATCCATGTTCTTGAAGATCAGCGCCTCAGACGAGGTAGCCGCAGTCGCAACTGCCTCAAGCGCCCCCAGCGTCTTGGTCAGGGCAGCATCGGCCGCCGTGGAAGCCACAGCCTGTGCATCGACGGCCATGACGATCAGAAGTGACGCAGTGGCCTCTGTAGCAGCGGAGACGCTGCCAAAGAACTCCATGTTCTTGGTAAGGCCAGCCTCGGCGGATGTAGTGGTCGTGGCGATTGCGTCAACCGTGTTCAGCGGCTTGTCCAGACTTGCCAAGCCAGTGGTGTTCATCAGCGCCCCAGCCGAGGCTTCACAGTTCTTCGTGATCGCTGCGTCTGACTCCGTTGTCGCAACAGCCTCACCAGCGAACGCCATGTTCACAAACAGGCCAATGGCAGCTGCGGTGGTGGCTGTATCGATGACGTTGTCTGACTCGAAGCTGACAATCTGCAGCAGCTCTGCCGAGCTGGACGCCGCGACTTGCGCGTCAGTAGCCACGACGTAGTCAACAACGATGGCCCCAGCGGTGGTGGCCGTTGAGCTCACCGACCCGACGAGGTTGACGATCTGTGTGAGCTCGGGTGCCACAGTGGCGGACACAGCCGTATCTGCGGCGACGTTGTCCACCTTGTCCAGTGCGCCAGAGGTACCGGCAGAGGTTGTGATCGCCGCCGAGGCGCTGAACGAAAGCACAGCGTAACCAGACGCATCTGCCGCTGCAGACGCCGTACCAGACTGGTTGCTCGTTTTACCCAGCGCGGAGGCTGCTGTGGCCGTCGCAGAGACGCTGGAAGCGATGGAGAATATCTGGGCCGCAGCGGCGGTCGTTGTGGCCGCTACGCTGGTTGTACCGGCCAGAGGAATGCCAAGGATGACGTTGGCCACCGTACCAATGGTAGCGCCCCCAGCAACAGACAAGTTCTTGCTGAGGGACGCTTGTGCGACGACGGTGGCCGCGCCGGTTACAGCCGAAGCAAAGTTGCGGCTGTGGGAGATGTTGGCGGATGTGGATGCTAGGCAGTTTGCAGACCCAGCGAGCTCCTGCAGTAGACCAGCCTCGCCGTTCAAAGGGGCGAAGTTGATCTCGGAGCTGTTCAGCAGCATCCGCCAATACCCATCATGCGAACGTGATCGACAGCGAAGCGGCGGGGAAGGTCACCGTATCAGCTTGGTTGATCGTCTTCGAGATGGTCAGTGCGCCCCAGAACAGCAGGTTGCCGCCGGAAGAGGCGTCGTAGATGCCGAAGTGGGTCACGGTACCCCAGCCAGCGGAGGGCGTCGGGAACGTGATTGCAGCGTTGTTGCTGGTCTGGCCGCCGGTGCCCGAGGAGGCAACGGTGGAACCTGCGGACTGCGTGCCCGCCCAGTTGGCCAAGCTCGAAGCGACAGTCACGCGAGCGTAGCTGCCACCTGAAACTTCGGTGCCGCCGCCAGTGTCACTGGGAGCAGCGGTGAGCAGGCCGACGTACAGGTTTGTAGTCGTGGGGGCGGATTGGCCACGGAACAGCTGGTCGATCAGCTTGTTCTCGAGGTAGTCTGACATTGCGGACATGGTGGTTCCTTCTTAAAACTGTTGGCGGACGTTGAACTTCATGACTTCGTAGACGGTCTGAATTTCTCCGTCGAAGTCCATTTCAACCTCCCCTTCATAGAGCCCCGGCTCAACGTCAAGGGTACCTGTGGGAAAGTTGAAGCGTACGACACCCGTAACACCGGGAGCAGCCCCCGGAGTTTCTGCGATCTTCTCGCAAGTCAGTGTCGAAAGTACAGTTGTGCTTCCTGCAGCACGAAATTTCACACGGACGATAACATCCCCATCGGCCACGTTGATGCGTTCCCCCGTCGCGGGGTCGGCAAGCGTCAGCTTGATGTAGGGTAGGGTGTCGCCTTGGACAAGTTTGATCCTGTCAACCATGATTATTTCCTCACTGCAGGGCGCATCTTAACGGATAGATTGACACCACGGAAGTCTCGGATGCGAGCATTTGTGATTGCTCGCTCGTACATGCCTTTGTGCAGTGCGGCCAAGTCAGGGTTCGTCCACTCTTTGCCATTGATCATGGCGAGCTGGGCGATGACGCCGCTGTTGATCGTGGTAGCCCACGTCTCAAAAATCCAGTCTTCCACACCGGTTCCGGTGGTAGACGGCTTCAAAACAGCGGTGACGGTCAGTTTGGCTCGCTCTTCAGGAGTAGGGAAAACCCTAATCGAGTTGTCAGCCTGAATCCAATACGACGTCGGGTCGCCTGTCTTGTCACGCCACTCAGACGGAACAAGGCGAATGTCGGTGCGATCAAGCTGCTTGTTCTTGTACACAACGGCAATGACGTTCTCAACCAGCGCATCAGCGCCCAAGTCGTATTCAACTTGGTTGGGAGCAAGGTAAATGGCATCGATGTCGTCACGCCACAGGTACGTGCGAGCAAAGAAGTCCGCCGTGGTCAGGCCAAGGTAGCTCTTGATCGTGAGATCAGGGCAACCCGGCAAGTACGGGGAGAGCAGCGGGAGGAAGTCGTCCCACACCTTGGCCATTATGCGGCTCCGGGCTGCGATGCAGCTTCAACTTGACCCTTGACACCAAGGCTCGTCTGGAACGCTTGGTAGTGCGCCACAGCACGCTGCGCGTTGGCGGCGTAGTCAGCGTCCTTGCTGTACGCACGGTACAGGACATAGTCAAGGATCGCGTTGGCAAAACTATCATCAATGCGGATTGTCTCTGCGGTGGCGGGGTTCACCAACTGCACCTCGGTCAGCGTGTGCGCGGCGGGCACAGAGGCGTACGCTACCTCGATCTGAGCAGAAGTCGTAGCCGGTGGGTAGACCAAGAATTCCTTGGGAATCCGTGGGTCAAACATGAAGTGCTGGATGGTGTCAGCATTGGTCTCGGCGTACCAAGTGCGACGCTGGGTATCCAGAATGTGACGGTCAACAAGGCGAACAGCTCGCTTGTCAGAGCCCGTAGCGACGTTGCGGATCACATCGATCAGGCGAGTCGCATTTGCAAATTGCGAGGTCAAGACTTGGCGCGGCCCGGCCGTGCAGGTGTATGAACCCGTCAGGGTGTTGGAGTCAGGGCGGATGTTGACGATCTCGCGGTACGCGTCGTTCAACCAGCCCTGAAGTTCGATAGCAGGCCACCGAACTGCGGTCGTATCCTGCAGCAGCGTCTGTGCCTTGGAGATGATGGAAACAACCTTTTCGGTGGCCATGATTTACCTCACTCTTGCGGCGCAGCTTCCGGCGCAGCTTGCTCAGATTCTACAGCAGGTTGCTCTTCTTGAACAACTTTGGCTTTCTTTGCGGCTTTTGTGGGCAAATTCGACTGAATGGCAGCAACTTCGTTGCCGATCTCAGTGAACACCAGTTCTTCGCCTTCAAACACACCAACGACGACGTTTTCGCCATTGTGCATGACACGAGCTTTGTTGTTGAGGATGTAGCCATCCATTTTTTCGATGAGTTCGTAGACCGTCATGTGATTCTCCTAGACCTAGAAAAAGGGGCCCCGAAGGGCCCCTTGGGTTTGCTGTCGATCAGCTTGCCGAGCCGACGATGGTGGTAACCAGCGCTTGGGGCTTGACGACTTTGCGGCCGTACACAGCCAGACCACGGACGATGTCGCCGAAGTCGGTCTGGTTACGCAGCGGCTCGGTCTTGTTCACGGTCATCGCGAACGACATAGCGTGCTTGGTACCAGCGACCATCAGGCGACGAGCCTTGGCGTTGGTCACGGCACCGCCGGTGGAGGTGGCAGACAAGCCAGCCACCAGAGCCTTACCAGCTTCGCCGCGCGGCAGCAGGTTGGACACGTAGACGCTGAAGCGATCCAACATGCCGATCTTGCCGGTGCGGATGGTGCTGGACTGGTCACCGGTGAAGTACGCCTGAGCGATGCTGGACTGCATCAACAGGTGACGGTCGTACGGAGACAGGATCAGCCAACGGCCGTCTTCGGGCACGTTCTGCTCGTCCAACACGGTGGACATGCGAAGGATGGCCTTCAGCACGTTCTCGGGGGTGGACTGGTCGATGGGGGTGGTGTCCGTGCCCAAGTTGTAGGCGGCGGAGATTTGACCAGCAGTAGCGCCTTCGTTGGCAGCGGCAGGGCCTTCGGTCACGAAGCTGTTGAAGAACACTTCGTTTTCGATGGCGATCTTCAGCTGCTTGGCAGCGTCTTCGGTGAACATGTTCATCAAGTTCATGTCAGCTTGGTAAGCCAGCACGTCGTTGACTTGCACGCCGAAGTACTTGCCCTTGTTGACCTGCATGTCTTGGTAGATCGGGGTGGGCACTTCGTAGCTCAGCGACTGACCAACGGTGTAGTCAGAGATGCTGATGGAGGGAGCCAGACGGATACGGATGGTATCGCCTTGGTTCTTCAGTTCACCTTCGTAGTCGGTGTTGGCGACTTCCGACAGCATGGTGTTCTGGTAGAACTTGGCCAGCAACTTGCCAGACCACAGGGTGGGGATAAACGCACCGGAGTACGAGGGGGTGGTGTCAAATGCACCAGAGCCAGTGACGGGGAAAACAGCAGCCATTTCGGCCTCCTATAAAACGGGTTGGTTACGCTACCAACAGTCAGGTCACTCGACCTTCCATGTAAGCAGCATCGATTTCAGCTTCAAGTTTTTTCGCTTCGTCGAGCTTGCCACGATTCCCCAGTTCTGCGACCTGCTTGAACATCTTGTCGATGTCTGCTGTCGAGTATGTCTTCCCTTTCTGGGAGACGGGGGCGTTCGATGACGCAGTTCGATTTGGCTGGACTTGACGTTCAAGTTCTTCGGTCACGTCTTTGGAAGGCTTCACAGGGGTGATGCTCTGCTTGAACATCCCAATGTAATGTGCCACCGCTTCCGCGTCGCCTCGGTTAAACGCGTCTTGCGCAACAGACTTTCGTGGAGCCCGCAGAAGCGGATCAACCTCGTTCAGCCACTCGATCCACTGGGGGTTCACGTTGACTTCTTGGAAGTCAGGAACCAAGCGGTGGAGCCGCTGCTCGAAAGTGGCCTCGCTCACCTGAGTGCCGGTAGCCGTCAGCTGATCTCTCAGCTTCTGGTTTTCCGCCTTCATGGCGTCGAGTTCACTACGAAACTCTGCTGCAACTTCGCGTGCAACTTTGCGCTGGACTTCAATCAAGTCCGAACCGAATGCCTCAACATCAGCATCCGTAACCAGCTTCTCCGGCGTGGTGGGCTTCACTTCGACAGGCTTGGTCTCAGCGGCTTTGCGGAGGGACTCCACTTGGCTCTTGAGCTCTCGCACGTCGGCGTGCAACCGTGGCACTTCAGCGTCGTACATGCCCTTGAGGGTTTTGTACTTCTGCTCCCATTTCTCTTCAGCAATGGGCGGTTCAACTGGGGCTGGCGTCGGCTCTACAGGCTTGGGCTCAGGGTCAGCGGGCTTCGGGTCTGCCGGGGGATCAGCGGGCTTCGGGTCTGCCGGGGGGTCTGCAGGTTCTGCAGGCTTCGGTTCGTTACCTTGGGTCAGCTGCTTTTCCAGCTCCTCCAGTGCTTTCAACTGGGCTTCAACTTGCTTTGGCAATGCCATCAATTACTCCTAAAGCTCCAACTCTGTTTCAGGCTCCTACTTCGGTCTGCCATTCACATAATGGTTTGCTACGGACTACAAAAATCGGATCATTTGATCCGGTCGAAAACCTCTGGCGATTTCTCAACCGCCTCGAGGAAATCTGCGAGTGCCTCGGCCCGACCTTGAAGGCGGTAGATGCGCGATGGTTCTTCTGCTGCCATCAAAGCGACTTTCGTCTCTTCGAGTCTTGCTCGGAACAACGCAAGCAACTGCGCACTTTCCGGTAGCTTGCAGCGCATGAGCGCTTGCATCTGCTGTCGGTCGGGCTTGAGGCCCACAAAAATTTTCATGTGCGAATTCTATACCCACTTACGGGGTACGTGTCAAGAAAGATTTTCCAACTTGTACAGCGTCGAATCCATCTGGGCCACAATCTCGTCGATCAGGTTCTGCAACTCAGAGTGATCACACATCTCCATGCGGTTCTCGTCGATGTACCGACGCAGGCTGCGGATCATCATGACCGCGTCGCCCTCAGCCTTGTACGGCAGCTCAGGGTAGTCCTGAATGCCGTAGCGTCCTTGGTACGCCTCAGCCAACTTGTCGGTCAAGCCAACGATGTTGTCGTAGAACTCGTTGAGCGCCACGTGTTGTGCGTAGTTGCGCGTGCGCAGGTGCAGAACGTGCGCGTTGGTACGCGCGTGGAACAGCTGCATGATCAGGCCAGCTACGCTGGGTGAGGCGGTGATACCCTTCATTTTTATACTCCGTTAGGTCGCGGGGACATCATGTTTGATTCGCGGCCCCCAACCTGCGAACCATCAGGAAGCATGTTCTTGGACTGCATCTTGGGCGGTGTGCCACCCATGCCGCCGCCTTCGATCTGGCCGACCAACATCTGCAGCTGCTCTTGCAACTGACCGATGATCTGCTGCTGTTGCTGGATCGTGCTGATCTGCTCACGGTCGGGCACGATGCGATCGACGTTGCCGTTCAGGTTGCGAGCAGCGTCGCGCAGCAGCTCGGCCGCGCCGTCCATGCCCACCACCTGCTGAGCCACGGGGCTGTTGAGCACCAGCTGCAGGAACTCGTTGCGACGAACGGCTTCGGCTTCCTTGACCACGAGGCTCGTTGCGCCCTTGGCCACGATGTTCACGTCGCCGACCAAGTCCGGGTCTTGGCTGTAGCGCAGGTTGTCTTGGTACAGGCGCTCGATCGCGGGGACGATCACGTTCTGATCGATGTTGCTGATCACCTGCTTGATGCCCTTGCCAGCGTTGCTGATCAACATGGACAAGCCAGACGATGTGCGGCCAGCGCCGGGGCTCGACTCACCCGTCATGTAGCGCGGGATCATCGTGTCTTCGTCGGCACGTGCAGAGAACTTCTCGAACACGGCCATCAGCTCAGCGGCGTTGCTGTTCGGCTGGAAGAACGTGAGCGGCTGGCTGCCGTCGTTGAATTCCGAGCTCTGGAACTGCCAGATTTTCCACGGGTGCATCTCGGTGATGTCCTCACCGGGCGGCAGGCGACTGACGTTCACACCCACCTGCGGGCCCGAGGCGATGCCCATGTTGTTGGCCAAGCTGCGAGCCGATGCGTTCACCATGTCTTGTGCGTCACGGCACAGGTCGGTCACGCCCTTACCGTCCACAGAGCCGGGGAGGTTCTCATAGCTGGTGAGGTAGTACGGCTTGCGACCCAGCGGGTCGTAGTTGAGCACTGCGCGGATGACGGTGCTGCCGATGAGCCACACCTCGCAGGGGTAGTTCAAGTCGGGATCAGGCACTTCCTTGGCGGTCAGGCCCCACTCGCGCAGCAGGCTGCCCTTGACGGAGTCCCACAGCTGGATGGCATCCACCAAGTCGTCGCTCAGGATGGACTCGGTGACGTACTTGCCCTCGGCCTGCGCCTTGGAGGCGTCAGTCCACAGCCATTGCTTGAGCCCGCCGCCGGTGAAGTCGTTCAGGATGGTGCGAATGGCGTCGTCGTTGTAGCCGGGCACGCCCATCAGAGCCTGCAGGTCGTCCGGCGTCATGCGGTGACGCTCGATCACGAAGCCGTCGCCCAGCTCCCACGACCACGGTGCCCAGTAGAGCATGAACGGGTCAACACGCTGCCACTCGTTGCGGATTTTCTCCACGGGAACAAGCTGGCCATTCTGCCACTCGAGCGTCTTGCGCTTGCGCTTGATGGGCCCCTTGATCACGCCGTACGGGAACGTGACGATGTCGTCCAAGAACTCGTTGAGCGCCTGAGCCCAGCCGCCCTCTGCGAGCTGGTCTTCCATCTTGCGTTCCATGCGGTCAACGCGCTCCTCGGCCTCTTCCTTGAGGCGGCGCATCATCGAGTCCTTCATCCGCACGGCGATCTCGCGCAGCTGCTCTTGCGACGGCGTCTGCATGCCCTGCTCCATGAGCATCTGCAGCTCTTGGGCCATCTCGGCCTGCAAGCCTTGGAGGATGTCGGGAGGAAGTGTGGGTTCCGGCGTGGCGTCCAGTGACCATGGCTTGTCGGTACCGGTGCCGAGGAGGGTGTCACGAAGCCAGCTGGTGGCCGCGCGGCACTTGACGGATGTGAGGTTGATGTAGATGTCGGAGCCGCCGTTCTTGCGGATTTCGGCCAGCTTCTCTGGGTCGTACTCTCCGTTGCGCTGGCGCATACCCTGCAGCATGCGCTCCTCGAGCTTGCGCTTGGCGATCCTTGCGACATCCCAGCGCTTGCGAACGTGAGCTGCGAGCCCTTGAATGACGGGCGTATTCTGCATCTCGTCGCTGCGACGCTTCGACTCGGCCTCTAAGTCTGAAGCCCGAGCGACGGGGATAAGAGCAAGTCCTGTGGCCATGGCGGCTCCAATGTTAAATGCTGAAATTGTACCCCGCGCAGGTCATGGGTCAAGTGTAAGCGTACGACACCTTGCGAATCTCCCGGCGCTGAACCTGCATTCCGAACCCTCGGATGTTCATGTCGATGACGGCCGCCCCGTACTGCAAAGCGTCGTGGCAGTGGGAGAACTCGTTCTTGTCGGGCTTGTCCTCGATCTCGCCGTTCTTCTTCACCTTGTACCGGTACCCGTGGCGGAAGCCCTTGATGAGCTGCTTGCACCGGGGGTCAACGAGGAACATGGCCTTGCCCTCGATCTGCTGGTTGAGCAGGCGCTCGACGGCCTGAATCCGCTTGTCCGGGTCGTTGGTCGGCGGCTTCACGCACTTGAACCCAGCGTCGCGCAGCTGATCGACCAGCGTCATCTCGTTGGCCTGCTGCTTCATGAACCCGGCCGGGTCAGGCGCGGCCACGAACTGGAAGCCGGGGTAGTTGTTGGCGATGTGCGGGTTGAGCTTGGTGTTGATGAACGTCTCAAGGCCCATGTTCTCGCTGGTGAGCTCGGAGAGCACCAGCACACGGCCGCGCGGGTCGCGCTGCATGAAGATGGCCGACGGCGTGCGCCCAAAGTCCACCCCGATGGTGATGGGGTAGTCCATGTTCTGGATGGGCTTCAACTCATCCTTGGCGATGTGAAAGTCCTCGACGAACGTGCGCTCGTACACCGGCGAGCCCGACAGGCTTCGGCCGAACTTGCCGTGCACGTACACGTCGATCCAGTCCTCGCTCTTGCCTTCGCACAGGTTCTCGTAGTAGCCCTTGGGCAAGAAGTCCACCCAGTCTGCATCCTCCGAGAGCCCCGAGGGCTGAATGGTGACGTGCATGTTCTTGGGCGGCTCGGTGAGCAACTGCTCCCAGAAGGTGTCCGCATCGGGCGGGTTGGTCGCGCCCCACGCCTTGTGAATGAGCTTGCCCGAGTCGTCGCACGACCCCACGCCGTTCATCGTCTTATCAGGGTACCGGCCCAAACGACCGGTGAGCGCGTTGTAAATGTCGGGGTTGATCTCGCGAAACTCGTCCATCACGCCGAACGTCAGCTGCAACGAGAGCAGACGACGCACGTCGTTGGCATC